GCATTCTCGTTTAAGGCCAAATGGCCCCCAAGTCATTAAGTATTAACCCAAAAGGTGAATACTTGTGACGATAGACTCCTTATAGGTGTCTATTTTCCAGCCATCCCACAAGGAAATGGCATTATACGCGACGTTGCGTATACTCGTTCTCGTCTTTCGACGTACAGTGAACGGTTTACTCGATGAAGCACCGAGCAAAGCCGCCATCATCAGCGAGTTATCGCTGTGTCTGAGATCCTTGATACCCTTATCAGGTAGCGAGGACGAAAGCAACTCAGTCCATCCCCAGCATTGAAGGTCGCGAGACCATCTAGCAAAAGGAGAGGCTAAGAAGCGATCCCTGTCTATGGTAATTGCCGTGTCTGGAGGCCCGTCCAAAGGCCTAAAGAAACGGAAATTATCCGGAATAAGAGAAATAACAAATTCCTCTATTTCCGAGAAGAACCCACGACTAAGAGGGTTTCTCTTCGACAGATTCAGAAACTTGAAAATAGATTGGACAGAGTCCAATTTAAAATCAAGGACAAAGGGTCTAACATCGACCCCACTGTACCAGTCCCTACCGCAAGACTCTCTGAAAGGACCCTCTAAGAAGGTCTTATCATTATTTGTACTGAAGCCAAGTTTATCCAACAACTCGATAAGCTTGGCCGCATATTTCTTCTTAATGACAATATCATCACCGTAGACGTTAAAGTCAACAGTGGGAATACTGGCACCTGAAGAAACACAACAAGATACAAAAATGAGAGTTTCGAGTGGGAAACAAAAGCCGTTGCCCATAGAGCAGAACTTTTCGTAAGTATAAAACTTACCGTCAAGCTCAAAACTCTTACTCCTTATTTGATTCAAAAAATCGAACCAGTCAGGAGGTAGGATATTGCGACAAAGCTCTATCGAAATGCTATCACTAGCAGACGATAGATCAATTGTAACAAAGTCCTCGGGAGTATCACTTATAGACCCTTTAAAGGCCATAAGTGAATTAGTAGCTTGATCAGAAAGATCGATGCCAAAACGAGAGAGATTAAATCTCATAATGGTATCAGCACCCTTCTGAAGGAAGCTATTAATCATCGGCTCGACTGCAATAGACCTTAAAGTCTTTACAGTCTTGGGAACGAAGG